GTACCCACCGGCCGGCAGTGACTCGGCCACGCCAGCGAACGGGTTGACCGGGGGAGCCGGAGGCTCGGCCGGGGGTATCGGCGGGGCACCCGGAGCCGGCGGGGCACCCGGAGCCGGAGCGCCAACCGGAATCGGGGCCGGGGCCGGGATGTTCAGCCCGCCCCGAATCGCGTCGGCGATGCCGCCGAACACGCCGGACGGGGCCGGAGCGCCCATCGTCGTGCCGGGCTGTCCGAGGGGCGCCGGGGTCATCCCCTGCTGCCACGTCAGATTACCCTGAGCGATCGGCGCGCCCATATTTGTACCGGGCTGGCTGTAGTCCGGCGGTGTCATCCCTTGCTGCCAAGTCATGTTGCCGGGGGCAGGGGCAGCCGCGGGCGGCTGCGCGCCGTGGGACAGCTTGATCTGGTCCGCGAACTGCTGGAACGCGCTCTTGATGCCGGGAACGTGGCCGTAGCCTGTAGGCACCGTGGGCGCTTGGGTCGGCGCCATCGCCTTGCCGGCTACCCCTGCGATCATGTTTGCTAGGCTGGACATTAGCTACCCATCCCGAACTTGCGGGCGAAGAATTCTTTGAACAGCATGAGTGCTGTGGCGATTGCGGAGCCAACGAGCATGATGGCGCCCCAGAAGCCAGTGTACTTGGCCAAGGCCTTCTCCAGACTCCCGATACGGTCGTCGACCGACGACATGAACCTCATCGACTCGGTGTGACGCTCGTCGCTGCGAAGGGTGGCAGCCTTCTGCACTTCCTCAGAACGCGTCACCCGCTCCAATATATCCTCTAGCTCCATGAGAGTCGTAGTCCTTTTCTTACGGGTTGGAGTTGGCATACATCACGCCTTGTAAATCGTGAACGTCACCACATCCGTATCCACCGGCTCCGTGATGTTCACGTACCAGAACTGAATCTGGATACCATCAGCGTAGGGTGCGGTCGCGCTGTAATACGAGATAGTGTAGTCAGGATCGCCGGGACGGGACTGGTCAAGGACGAACTCGGTGCCGTTGACTACGATGCTATACAGGTAGGCCGACAGATCGCCTGTGGGATCAGGCGCCGCGGGCCAGTCTAGCAGCACTACAGACAGGGTGGCCGGGGGACCGGACCCTACCTGCCAGTCTGCTTCGATGCACGCCAAGCTGTCCGGATTGGACGTGGGCGCAATGCTACCCCATCCAGCCGCAGGGGCCATCACCACGTCGTCTACAAATCCGACGCTGCTGCCTAAACCGTCTACGCCGCACGTGATGGTGCCGGCGTACAGTACGTCATGCACGCCACCGATGCCGGGTGCTGAGTCAGTCATGTTTGCGAATGCTCCGGGCCACATTAGGCGAACCCTACCGAGGCTACACAGCGCCACTTGGACGCGCCAACGTCGTACCGCATGGACACCATGTCCACAGAGTTCGCAGCGGTGCTGAGGGTCGGGGCGGTGCCACTCGGCCAAGTGAACGCCGCGTTCCATGTGATCGTCCGGCTGCCCGTGGCGTCCTGCTTAATGAGTAGGTTGATGACCTGCCCGCTCAGGGGACTGGTAGGCGCAGCCATCGTGCGGTTGCCGCCGAGGGTCAGCACAAACGCGTTCGACAGGGTGCAGTTGATGGTGACTGTGGCGCCGTCCGTCAGCGTGGACTCCGTCGTGGACTTGCCCTTCGTGTGGGCTGCCGACACGTTCGTGTAGTCGAGGTTGGCGATGGTGCCAGAGAAGTCTGACGTATCCGCCTTCGTGGCGATGGCGGCGGCGATCGCGTCGTACTCCGCGTCGATCTCGGAACCCAGTATCAGCTTGAGCGGATTGCCTGTGGTGTAGCCGTCCTTCACGGCATAGTCGACGATCTTAGTGTAGTCACTCATGCTAGTCTTGTCCCTTCGAAGTAGGTCGTAACGCTTTGGAGGGCGAACGGAAAGCCATTGATTTCCACTTCGACGCCAAGCTTGAAGAACTGGCCGCTGCCAGCAAGCGAGAAGTTGTCGATGCGCTGCGAGGTGACACCGCCGTACTGGCCGATGGCGTACTCGTCAACGTTGTACTCGCTGTTGGTGTCTGCGGTGTAGGTCCGCGTGTTGTTCCACGGCTCGGCCGAGAAGTCGAACCACCACTTGAACACCACGGCGTAGCCGCCCGGCGACAGCATCATCACTCGCATCCGCTTGAGCATCTTCCAGATGGGGTTGGCATCGCCTGTGTCCAGCCAGCCCGTGTGGAACGCGAACCGGTACGGCACCAGATTGTCGAGGTAGCCGTAGTAGGTGCCCACGATGCCCCCGGCGAACCCGAGGACGACGGTGCCACTGAGCCGGTTGCACATGGCGTACGGGTAGTAGCCGTCCCAGTTGAACATCCGGTAGGTGCCGTCCTCCATCATGGCCCGTGTGTCGACGCACATCATGGCCTTGGAGTCCGGTGAGGACAGCAAGTAGAAGGCGTGGGTCGGGGACCAGCACGACCGGATTTTCTTAGTGTCGATGGCGGAGTTGAGGAACGTCGTGATGATGTAATCGCGGTTGTTGGCGGACACGTCGTTGAACGGGGTCTGCTTCTCTTGCAACGTGCGCTGCATGGTGCGGATACCGTGGTGCGACAGGAAGATCAGGTCTCCCTCACCGATGGCCTGCAACGAGTCGCGGGCCGCTAGGCCTACGCCCTCGATCGTGTCGCCGACGTACATCGTCGACGGGTCCAATCCACGGTCTGAGCCTGAGCCATCCGTAAACAGGAAGATGTGTCGCTTGCCAAACACGCACAGGGTCGACCCGAAGGCATTGATCCCAACGCCCTGATCGGTTCCCTTCGTCCACAGGTAGCCAAGGTCCTGCGTCCCGCCTCCGTCCGCTGTTGCCCATTTCGTTTGATCCAGTAGAGCGCACCACTTCATAGTCTGGTAGTCGCTGCTGATAGTCCACAGGCGGCCGAACGCGGCCCAGATGCACACCGGGGAGGCCGGTATCGTGCCCGTGGCGGCCGTGGCCGCTGCGAAGTTGCCAGTCGTGTCCTTGACGATCATGGCGTGGCCGATCTGCGCGGCGAACACCTTGCCGTTGTAGTTGACGAACTGCCAATTGCCGGCTGTGGGCGTGGTGATGGCGCCCGTGACGTCGACCCAGTTCACGCCGTTGTCTACCGAGTGCCACAGCTTCGTCGAGGACGCGCCGATCAGCATGACCGTGCCGTCGTTCTGCGTGTACTCATGCAGGGCGGAGACGGTCGGGCTGCCTGTCATCGGCGTAGTGGTGGACTTGAGCCACCCCTTGCGCGCGGCGATGCGGCCTGAGCCGTCGACCACGCAGTTGCGCGCCTCAGTGGCCCACTCGGGACCCATGAGGGTGTCGGCCTTGGCCTTGTTCACGCCAAGGAAGCCGGGGGTCGGGAAGGTGATGGGCTGTAGGGCCACGATCAAGCCTCGTAGAACGTCAGGTCGTACTGGCCAGTTTCCTCGGTGATCGCGCCCCACAGGGCACGCTCCGCCTTGGCGATCAGGTTGCCCACCGATTCCGACTGGCCCGCGCCGCGCTCCGAGGCCGCGTACACTAGGGCCATCTTCCACACCGGGTCAGAGGGACAAGTGATGACTGTGGCCGCGTCTGTCAGTTCAGCCTGCGGCGTGTAGACCGCACACTGGATGGCGTACACGGCGTCCGGCCGCGGGTAGATGCTCAGGGTCAAGCCAGAGGCGTTGCGCAGGAACGAGAACTCGCTCGGGGACGCGTTGGAGTGCAGGTCGTACGCGATGATCTTGCGATGCTCGGCGTACGAGGCCTCGCACAACTGGCCTTCCTCGCCGTCCGTGGTGATGTAGACGCGCGGGTTACCGCCTTCGTCGTAGAGAAGCTTGGACTTCTGCGTGGTGCTGCCGAGGGTGTAGTCCATCGTGCCAGAGACCGTGTTGAACGAGGTCTCCGCTTGGAGCGCCCGCCAGTCCCACGCACGCTCGACTTCCTCTTTGGCCTGATTCACGAACTGCCCGATGAGCAGCGTGTAGTCGGCGGACAGGTCGGAGACGGTCTTTTCGCGCAGTTCCCGCAGGACCTTGTTGATTAGCTCTAGGTAGGTCATGGCTTCACTTACTGGTTAGCGGGACGACGGGGACGGCCGAGACTCTGGCGGATTTCCTGCAACGATAGCGCCACTCCACCGTCAGCCACAACGAGGGCGTTGAGGCGATTCAGTTGCTCCTGCGCCTCTCCGACGATGTCCGCACGCGCGGCGACCACGGCTGCGAGGCGATCGGCTACACCATCCATCAGAAAGGTGCGCTCCGCATCCAGCACCTCGTACTCTCTTACAAGTTCGTGCAGGTTGCGGCGGATCGACTGTTTAATGACTGCCGACATGGTTACATCTCCGTGACTTCAAGGCAGGAATTGCGGCGGCGGACAACGGCTGTCGCGCTGCTGGTGTCCTGCGCCCACCGGTACGAGAGGACGCCACCCGTCGCGCCGACTTCGACCGTGACTTCGATCTGGTGCATAATGGTGTCTGTGCCTGAGATGGTGTGCGACCGGACGACGTTGAACGCGGACGACAGATGCATAGCGAACGTCGAGGTGGATGTCGGGATGCTCGCTGTCGTAACGACGCCGTGAAACGCACGGGCCAGCATCGAGGTCGTCGTGCCGGTGAAATTCAGGTCGTACTTGAGGTCGGGCGCTGCCGCCGTGTTCGTGTAGATCGTGAACTGAGCCTTGTACTTCTTGTTGGCAGAGAGCGTGGCTACCAGAATCGCATCGTCGGCCAGCGTGGTGTCGGCCGTCTTGGACTGGTCCGCTATCGCGTACTTCGTGATTTTCCCGCCGATGTACCCCGAGGCGTCGATCTTCGTCGTGCGAAGCCACGAGCCTTTACGGATGTAGTCAGCGGTTGCCGAACTGGTGACTTGCCGGGCTTGCAGCTTGAACGTGCCCGAGGTCGATACCACGATCATGCCGTGCCAGTGGATGCCATACTCGGCGGTCGTGGTCATCGTATAAACGGCAGGGAGCGCCGCGTACTGCTCGATGCCCTCCGTGGTGCCGCGCATGGCATTGCGGGTCATGTTGACCGATGAAGTCGTGCCGGTGTACGCCCATTGGATTTCGAGGTCGGGGGTGGCGTGCGCGTAGCACGCAACGAACGCCTCGATCTCGTAGATGCCGGCCTCAAGCGCGACGGTAAGCTCGGTGTCGGTGGCCACGGCGGTGCTGACCAAACTCATTTCCGTGGCTTGGACCGCGATGTACTCGCTACTGGTTCCGCCGCCGACGACGGCGCCGGCGCCCCACGTCCCCGGCGCTTCCTGCGCCCGGATGTACGAACCTCTCAGAACCTTGGCCGGCGTGGCATCGCTGGTGTTCTGCGCAAAGCGCATGGAGAGCGTGCCAGCCGTAGTGGTCGTGATCGACACGATGAAATTCGCCACGCCATCGACGAGCGAAGCTACGGTCCAAGTCCAGAGTGTGCCGAGCGCGTTGAGGTCCTGCCGGAACACTCCGCTCACTTCGCCCGTGGTGTTCCACCGATGGTAGGACGCCTTGAAGTCTGTCGCTGTGCCGGTGTAGTTGAAGTCCCCTTTGAAGTCGCCAGCTGCCGATATCTGGTGCCGTACGTGGAACTCGATGATGTACTTCTTTCCAGCCTCAAGATCGACGGTGAGGTCCGTCGCAGTAACGAGAGTGGTAGAAGAAGTGACGCTCTGATCCGCAGACGTGGCGCGGACGAATGTCGGGATTGACGCATCCCCCCCGCCCCCGCCACCGTCGCCCCCACCCGTGACGACGGTCTCTAGGCCCGCGTCGTCCTTGGAGTAGAGCAGGCCATCGTCTTTGGCGTAGAGGGCCACCCTGCCTGCTGCCGGCGTTGCCGGGGCTGAGGCGTGTTCGTCGAACGTGAACCAGCCGTCCGTGCCGAGCGCCAACTCACCGGACGCCTTCATGTGCAATCGTTCAGTCTGTCCTTGGAGGCGGGCGCCTGTACCTGAGTGCGTCAGGAACTTGATACCGCCCGCGAGGTTGGTCGCACTGACGGTCTCGACCTCACCGTGGATTCGCGCGAAAATCGACTGAGTGGGTGTCGCTGCGCTATCGTTGCCCCAGAAGATTACCTCGCCGCTGCCGTCGCCAGAAACAGAGGCGAGGTGCGTAGCATCCGAGCCGCGAACGTGGCCGAGCCATAGGCCCGCCTCAAGGTTGCTGGTGGCAGAGGTACGGCCGCGTGTGGTGATTTCCCACCACGATGACCCTGTCGTCGCGCCGCCGACTTGATCTGAGAGGACACCACCACCGGCATAGTCCGTCCCACCCCAAAATTCGATGCGTTGCAAACCGCCCGAGTCGAACTTGAACTGGTTGGCAGCGTTCTGCGCGCACCACCACGCGTGCGTGGGGAAGTCGGTTGCATTCCCATAGATCATGGATGCAACGGTTGTACCGGTGCGGTCGACCGAGAGTACGGCCTTTTCGCCGCCGCCGGCATCGAGGATCGCGTTTAGCTTGAACGTCCCCACACTGCTTGTGAGACCGTACCACTTCTCGTTGAGCGCGGCGGTATCGTCACCGATGTAGACCGTGCCGCTGCCGCTGCCGTAGACGTCGATGCTACCAGCGCCGAACGCCCAAAAGCCAGTGATGGTGGTGGCGTTCTCGGCCGTAGTCAGGGTGCCCGACGCGTCGGGGAACTTGAACGTGCGAGAGGCCGTCAGGGCCGACCCGGTGATGTCGAACACCGCGCGGTCCGTGAGGGACGAGCCGATGTAGAAGGTGTCTGCCCACGAGGCGTCGCCGCCGTGGCTGTCCTCGTGATGGAACACGAACAGGATGCCGTTGTTGGCGTGCGAGTAGATGCACACCGCGACTCCTTGCGAGGACGAGGGGTGCGACGGGGGCGTGGCCGTGAGGACACCCGCCGTGCTGGACACGTACAACTGCTGCCCGGCCGTGAAGGCGCTGGTATCGAGACCGGTCACTAGGCCTGTAATCTGAACGCGGCCGAAGGCGTTGTTGGCCAAGGCCTGCGAGAGAATACCGATAGCGTGGTCGTGCGTGTCGGCGTCGGCCGCAGCGATTTCGGGACGCTGGCCGGTGGAACCAGTTACCTTGACGGCGGTTCCAATGGCAAGAATCCCGCCACTCGTGTTGCGGGCGATGATGAACTGGTCTTGCATGACTGCCCAACTGCGAACCGAGTCGTTCAGTTGCAGCTGCGAGATGCCGGCGGTGTTCTCCAGATGGAGCCACGCTTCTGTTGCCGGTGCCAGTCCGGGGTCTGCTATCTCGTTCAGAGCGAGATACGTGCGGTTGGTCCACTGCCCCAGTGCAGAGTCGTACTGCAAAAGGTTGTTGTCCGACGCGGCCGTGATTGCGACATCGGCCATGTCAGAGAGATTGTGCCCGTGGCCAATTAGTGCGAAACGACGCTGCACAGTGTCTCCCGAAAAGAAAAGGGCGGCAAGAGGTGTGAACCCCCTGCCGCCCCCGTTAGGTCACAGGACCGATCAGGGTCCGGCTCTGGATTACAGAGTCGGGACGATGATCGCCATGACGCCGGCCGCGCTGCGCAGCGTCTTGACGCCGTACAGTCGGTCAGCGGTCACCAGCGTGCCCAGTGCTTCCTGCTTGTACTGCGCCTGAGTGCGCACGCCAAGCTGCTCCGCGAGGCAGAGGCTCTGCTTCTGGAACATCAAGCAAGGACGGTAGAGCGTGGTCGTGTCCGTCGCAGCGAGCGAGGCCAGATTGCTCGACACGTAGATGCTGACGCCGTAGACGTCGCCCACGTAGCCATTGCGGATGCTGTTGCCAGAACCCGACTCACCCGTGAACGCCTGCTCCGTGAAGCGGGCGATACCGAGCAAACGCTTCTTCTCGACCGGCGGGATGACGAGAACGCGATCGCGTCCCGGCACGTTGCCGTCGTCGAACGTCTGGATGACCTTGCGGATGGCCGCGTCCGTCAACGCCGCACCGTTACCGGTGTTGGCGTTGGCAGCCGGATTCCAAGCCGTTGAGCCGTCCGATCCGCTCACGCCGCCCGTGTAGGCGGTGCCGGAGTTCCACGTAGCAGCCAGAGTCAGGATGTCGGTGTCGACCTGAGTGGCGAGGGCGTAGCCCGCGTCATCCGTGTAGAACCGGCGCATGGACGAGAGGCCCTGCACTTCCACGATGTCCTCAACCACAAACGAATACTCGTAGTGCTTGTTGATCACGATGTCGGTGTCGGTGGCCGAGGCGGCAACCAGCGTGACCACGTTGTTAGCAGACTTGGCAGTAGCCGCGCCGCGAACCGGGGTCGGGACGTGGATGGTGTTACCCTTCTTGCCCTTGTGGTTGATGACAGTGACGAGACCGGCGAGGACAAGATTCTTCTTGTACGCGGCGATGACGTCATCCGACCATACGGCCGGGATGAACGATGCGGCATCTGTGACGTCGATGCTGTTGGTAAATGCGATTGAGGCAGCCATTGTGGCGAGTTCCTTAGAGAGAGGTTACAGTTACCGGACGCGCTTCTCTGCGTATGCGGCAAGAATCTCGGGCTGTCGGGAATCGAACTCGTCGGGGCGGTTTATCCGCATATCGAGCAAGTCGGTCCGAGACCAGATTTTCTTGTCATTGGAGCTAGGCACTACGCCGTTGGCATTGCTGCCGCCGGATCGTACCGTCGCAGCCTGCCGAGCCGCTGCCGTACCGTCCTGCTCCTGTCGATCGGCCGCGGCGGCCGGTGCAGTAGCAGAGTGGTCCTTGTAGAGACCGAACAACTCGTCAGCCGCGGAGTAGTCGCCCTGCGAGGCATTGACTGCCAAGCGTTTGCGGTACTCGCTGCCACTCTGCAACCATGAGCCGAACTCTGTGGTATGCATGGTGGTCTGGAAGCCGGGATACTTGCGTTCGAAGGCCTGTATCTGGAGGTCGGCTTCCAATCGGTCAACGCGCTGGTCGCGTTCTCTGACAGCACTCTCGGTGGCTTCCCGCACGACTTCAAGGATTTTACCCTCGGGGTCGGTGAGAATGTCGTCCGATGTGATGGGCTTCCGTGGCGCCGGTTGATTGGTCTGCCGCTCGGTGGCCCGCACTCCAATGAGTTCGTCGGCCAGTCGGCGGATGACACCTACCTCATTGTTCTTGCGCCCGAGTTCGCTTTCAGCGTTCTGGTGCATGGCAATGATGTCCTGCATGGACTTGCCGCGATACTTCTCGGGCACGTCCGGTGCAGTGGAAGCGGGCTGGCTTGTGGCCTGTAGGCCGGCGAGTTCGCTCTCAGGGGTCTCAGCGTCAACAACGATGCTGTCGGTCATGTCAACTTTCTCCTAGGCACCCGTCCCGGCTATTCGGGATTGTGGGTCAAACGCGCGGTCGCGGAGGCAGCGGTTATTCGTCCCGCTTAGACTCGATTTTCGCGCGTTGTGTTCTGATCTTCGCCCACTTGGCCTGCATCGAGGGAAAGGACGAGTCCAGTCCAAGACGCGGGTCGATCATGGGAACCGAGATCAGACGGCGAGCGCCGTGGTTGCACTTGGGACACCGTTGTTTGGCGGAGTCGTCAAATGACACGTACTCGTCGAATGTGTGGCCGCACTTAGCAGCGCGGCACTGAAATTCAAAAAGGCGGCGCACGGCGACTAGGCCTGCGGCGGGCCGGCGTCCAACGCCTGCTCGACAGCGTCGAGGTAGGCGTCGAGGCCGGTGAGGCGACTCAGCACAGAGGCCGCTCCCTTGCGGAAATGCAGTTCCTCCAGCGTGTTGCACCCTTCCAAGGTTGTCTCCGTTAGGAGTTTCAGTTCCTCGGTCCAGCCTTCCAGCATCCAAACCCATCCCTGCCTTACGAACAGGTCGCGGGTCGCTTGGATGCGCTCTCTGAGGTCTGCCTCAGTGAAGATCGGTGTAGCCATGTGTCCCTCCCGGAACGGTTACGGCGTCGACAGTTTGCGGGCGTCAGCTTCCAGTTTCTTGACCTGAGCGTTGGCCAGCATGGCCTTGATGGACAGGTCGACTGCGCGGAGGTGCTGCGTCATCTGCGCCAGTTCGTTCTGCGCCTCGAAAGCCTCGACCTCGCGCAAGTTGATGGCGGAGTCGATTCCAGCCTGCTGCTGGTCGTCGTCCATGTACTCGATCTCGGCCATGGCCTTCTGCGCCTGCGCTTGCGCGCGTGCGGCCTCGGCCTGAGCCTTGGCGGCCTTCGCCTCTATCTCGGCAACAGCGGCTTCGGCACCGCGCTTCTGTAGCGCCTGTTCCTCAGCCTGCTGCGCCTGCTGTTCCTCGGTGACGGCCGGATTGATCCACTCGTCGACCGACTTGGTCAGAGCCGCCTTGTGGGGGCTGGAACCTTGGTCGAAAATGGCCTTGACCATCGTGAAGAACGGCTTGGACTCATTCGGGACCAGCGCAAGCATCTGGATCATCTGCTGCTGTTCGAACTCGCGGGCCATGATCCCGAGAGTACCCTTCGGCCGGAAATAGAGGTCCGGGGCGAAGTTCTGAGCGTCGAACTGCTGATAGCGAAGATACATCTTCGTCACTAGCGGCTGGATGAAGTTCCGCTCGATGTTCTGCATCGTGCGGCGGGCACGCTTGATGAACATGGACGCGTTGAGCGCCGTGTTCGTCGCGCCGCCGGACTGACCGGGGTTGTACGCTGCGCCGGGGTCCATGGCGCCGGTCGCTGTCTGGACCTGCCTCTCCATGTCCTGCGCGTTGGCGAACAGGTTGGGGTCGACGTCGCCGAGGCGGAAACCCTGAATGGTCTCGC